GCAGTACGGACTTGATTTCGGCCTACGGAGACAGATGTTTAATAAGGAAATTGACGATTCGTCCTATGAAAGAGGACTTCAAAGACAGCAGATGGGACTGGCCGCTCAACTAGGCCGGCAACAGGCAGAAGGTTCAAAGCCCGGGTGGATGGATTATACGAGTCTTGGATTCCAAGGACTTGGGGCTATTGGTGGTCTTGCTGGTGGCCTCGGAATGGCCTTTTGTTGGGTAGCTGAAGAACTTTATGGCAAAGATTCCGAAAAGACCCATTCGCTTAGAGCCTTCATGTTGAATCAGATGGATAAAGATACATGGGTTGGAAAATTTGCGCGAGCCTACTCCAAATACGGCCAAATCTGGGCGAACCAGATAAAGAAAGACACGAAATTAAGACAGGTGTTCCAGAATCTTTATGACAAGTTTTATGAAATGTCTTTGAGGGGGTCTCATGCCTAACACGGCTTCTGAAATAGCAAAATTGCTTCAACAAGTCTCAGCCTATAAAGAAGGTTATCGTCCTCAAGGCGAGAGAGACATTGATAAAGCCGCCAAGATGTTGGGGATTGTCGGTGACGTTGGAACACAGTTCCAGACTTATGCTAAACAAGCCCTTGAGATGAAGGCTCAGGAGTTGAAGAATAAAGATGCAGGGCCAGTAGGAGATTTGATTGGAGTGCCATCCGAGAGTGACACGACTTCGACTGTTCAATCAACATTGAATCAGGCTCAAAATGCTCCTATCCCTGTTCAGGATTTATTTAGCGGTAGTCTGGACACGAGACAAAAAGGAATTGATACTGCGCGACAGCAGGCATTGACTAATCAAAATCAAAGAATGGATTTACAAGCTAAAGGTATCAATCGTGATTTAAGCCTTGAACAAAACCTGAAAGCGGCGCAAATTCGCGGTATGCAGGGAGGAACCGACGTTTATACTCATCCTACGGACGCTTCAAAGCCTCCGATCATTCAACCGAGAGGGAACCCGCCTCCAGCCGGATATATTTACCAGGGTTCTTTGCCTGCTAAAACAGGCGTTCCGCTTGCGGTATCGAGCGCGAATGCGAACGCTTTGGTCCCAGCCATGACAGGAACAGAAGCTATTGGCGAGGGTATGGTTAAAAAAGGCACTAAAATCATTCCAGATCAAGAGTTGCCGACATACAAAAAAAGCGAACTTTTGAAAATGTCGCCTGAACAGTTGAGAGGTCTTGGAAAATATAAAACGATTGACGATACCGTGGAAAATAAAGTCGAATCTGAAAACGAAATCATAGGATCAATTTTGGAAGGAGTCAATAATTTAAATTCCATACGGCAAACGATGTCGCAAAGCGAGCGAAATGCCACTCTTATACCTGGCGGGACAGGAGTTGGAAGGTTGTTTTCCGCGCCAATTACAAACTGGGAAACAGAAAAAGGGCTTTTGGCTCAAAGGCTTGCGAAACTGGTTGAAAGAAACAGGTTATCAAATGAAGACAGGAAATTTTATTTAAGTTTGTTCAGTTCACCGGCATCAACCGATAAGGCTTTCCAGGCAAACGTAAATACCTTATCTTCTGGAATACGGCGGCTTGAGAAAACAAGTCCTATGAATCCATCTTCCAGCCCAAAACCGGGCGGTGTTTTGAAAATAGACGCGGAGGGCAATAAAGCGTGGATGTACCCGGACGGAACTTATGACGAGGTTCCTTAATGGCGTTTAACCCTGCTACTGCGCGGCCTGTTAATAGAGGGAAATTCAACCCTGCTACTGCGCGGCCTGTTTCACAAACTGAACAGGTAGAGCCTCCGGCGCAGGAAACAGTATCTCAAAAACTAGCTGATTGGACTATGGCTCCATACCACGAAGCTGAACAAGCTAAAAGTCCTTCTGATTGGCTTGGATTGGCTAAAACAGCCGTTCTTGAGCCTCATTCGGCTCCAATGATACTTGAAGGTCTTTCAAATCGGGTCAAGGGAGCTTCCACGGCTTCATTGGGTAATTTATTGACAGAAAACAAAATTCCAGGCCAAGATTACCCGGTCGCAAGAGGGTTGGCAACCGGACTGGCCGATACCGCTTTAAGTTTAGCTCCGTTTTCACCGTCAGGGTTCGCCGGATTTTTGCCGATGCCGTCTTTGTTGTCAACTTTTGGGAAAGTAAAATCAGGTATAGGCAAATATGCTCAAAAATTGTCCGGCAAACAAGTAAAGCCAGAAACTCTCGGCGGCATGATTAAAGAAGAATATACCGGTGGTTATGGCAAGCAATTAGGGGAGCTTGAGGATATTTTAGGCAGGAAACCGGAGGTAAAAGTGCCTCAAGTGGCTGAAAAAGCCCCGGAAATACCGATGGAACAGAAAATTCAAATGGGCACGGAATTGAAAACCAGGAGACAAGGTGTTCTGTCCGGCCTAAAAAACAAAGAGGAAGAAGCCTATAAACAGATTGAGGGTAAGTTGGCAAACAGTCCGGGAGCCATACCTAAGACAGTTGAATACATTAAAAACCTTTTCGGCATGGGCGAAGGAGCCGGGATAGCAAATGTTCTTGGCGAAACAACCGAAAGTGGGATTCCGCTATCAACAATTCGCCAACAATACCCGGACTATACTCCTCCGATAAATATTAAATCCATTGAAGAAGTCAACCCTGCCATGCCAGCCAGGGATTACGGTATTTTTGCGAAGATTTTACGGGTAGGCCAAAAAGAAAATATAACGGCAAACGACATTAAACAACTCAAAACAGCCATCGGCCAAAAGATTGATTGGAACACGCCAAGAGGCGACGAACTCAACTATAACCTAATCAAACTGTATAGGAGCCTTGGCGAGGATTATGTTGATACCGCCGCATCCGCAGGGTTCTTGAAAGAAGCTGAAGCGGCAAGGCAATCTTCTTTGAATATCTACGACTTCCTTGATAAAGGCATGATTAAGAAAATAGGAAAGTCAGAATTTCCAGAAGATATCATACCCGCAATGCGGACGCCCAGCAGAGTCCAGCAAGTCTCCGAATCTTTGGGATCCAGGGATATTGCCTACGTTTTGGCTAAACATGAATCGGAAGTAAAAGCCTTTGAAACAGGTAAAAAAGTCAGCGGCGATCTTATGAAAAAAGCAAAAGCGTTGCCGGATGTTCCCACTCGAAAATTGGAAGAAGTCATACCTAAAGCGGACTACGATCTGCATAACATCATTCAAAATCATCCGTCTAAAATCGTTGATTCCGCCGTTAGGAACAATACGCCGGAAGTCATATCAGCCGCTAAACGCAATTTGAGCCAGGACAGCTTTAAGTTTTTGCAGAAAGGAATCATCCAAAAGTTAGTCCGTGAGAATACCGTAAAAAGCCCATCCGGTGTAGATGTGGATATCGCGGGACTTGGGGCGGACGTAAAAAAACTTTCGGACAGCGGTTTTTTAGATGCTCTTTATGGAGCAAAGTCACAAGAAATAAAAACTCTTGGGGAAATAGCTCAATACGCCGGGGAAGTAACGGAAGGACACAAATTTATGCCGTTGCCGTGGAACATAAGATGGAAACTCATGCTCCTTGGGAATATTGTTGATATGCCAGGGTCTACAAAAGGTGTTTTAAGCATGGCCGAAAAGGGTGGCGGCGTCAATGTAGATTATTTGGAGTCCTTGGTAAATAAACCTACACTTTTATCGCATCCTATCCAAAGAACTCCTGGATTGGCTTCAGGGCTAACTGAAAAAAGGCAAAGGAAAAAATGAAAAAACTTATATTCGGAATCGTTGTTTTAGCCGCAGGGTATCTCCTGGCTGATACCCAGACCACGGGCAACATGAAGCTGTTACAGCCTTCCTTGACCCAGGTTGACCCTAACCGTAATTGGGGAGACAAGTTTAACGCCAATTTCGAGATCATTGACTCGACGTTGACCAGAGTCCAGAACCAGATAACCGCGATTTCTACGACTACGGCGAATCAGGCGAATATCAGGAACACAACCGGAACCTGGACGGCAGGACAATACTTCACCTGGATTGACGTATCTTCCTGTACTGGATGTGGCGGCGGCTCCGGCGTGGTGGCCGCCACCGACACGTTGCAGGGGCTGAACAGCATTTATCAGGCGGCCTGGACGTGGACAGCGGCTCAGTCTTTTTCCAGCGGGACATTTACTTCAACCTTGAGCGTAACCGGACAGTCTTTTAGTGTTGGCGGCAACGACTATATTTGGCAATCCACGGCCCCGGAGATCGGCAATAACATCCTCCAAAGGTCAGGATCAAGAGTTTTTTGGGGTGGAGACAATGCTGGCGGCGGCGGGGCAGGCGGGGCAGCTACAGTTCAGGGAGCTACGATGACGTTTACCTTTGATATTGCTTCTGTCTTTGTAGCCACAATAGGGCCGTGTGCTGTTCCGAAAGCCTGTTATTCGATGGGGATAGATTCGGGGACAATGGTTGGGTACTGGATGGACGCTGCTTTAGCTTCAACGAACACATTTACAGGGTTTAAGATAGTCACCACCACAGGAGCCACTAGCGGGATAGGGGTTCAAGGAGTCCCAATACAGGACCGTTTTAATAACACCACAATTTCACTTGATACAGCCACTTCAAATGGTCGTGGAGACGGATTTTCAGGGTTTGTTTCGACATCCATACCCTTCAACGCCGGAGAGACATTCAGCCTTTGGATTACCACGGTTCCAAGCACAGGCTCTCTCCCAAGGGGGGTAAAATTCCATTTTGATATGTGGTTCAAGAGCCGCTACTAGGCTCTTATTATTATTTATCTTTATGGGGGGATGCCATGTGGTTCATGCAATTAACCCAACAGACCCTAAAGACCCTAACTGCATCCTTGCAGTTGATATGAAGGACGGTCGCGGCGGAACGGCTAGAGATCAAAGCAATTCGGGTCTGGATTTTAAGCTAAACGGGCCAGTTGCTTGGATAGAAGAAAGCCAAATCTTTGCAGGTTGGGTACAAACTCCTTACGTTGTAAGGCCTAGCTCGCTTGCCTATACACCTCTTTTCGGACATGCCGCCTACCTAACTCCAACTACTGGAGTTGATTTAACAATTACTACGACAACTATGTTTGATTTTAGCGGGAACAAGCCATTTATGATTGCTTTTATAATATCTGATTACTCCATAGGGTTTGCCGCTGCGCAAGTTTCCATTTTCAACTGGTCGCAAGGGGCAAACTCTTGTGGAATTTCTCTTGAAGTTACCGGAGGGGCAAACCAAACCTTAAACCTTATTTTTCCAGGTTCAGGCTCTGCCGGGTTCTTCAATTTTGAGTATGGTAGAGACACTAGACCTCATATGTTTGGAATATGGCGAGACAGCTCTGGACATATTGATTACTACTACGATGGTAAATTAGTGAATAGGGTTACCGGGGCTCCTAATATAAACACCTGTGCCGGAGGATCTGAGTTTGCGATTGGAAAATCAAAGGTTGGAGCCTCTGGGGAAATGGGCGGTATAGTAGGCCCTTTTTGGGTTTGGAACAATATAGTGGATAGGGGAAAAGCTTTGGCATTTTTCCAGGCATGGAGCGAACAATATTCTTATTAAACTAGCAGTCTTTTTTGGAGCCTGTGGAGTTCTGTGCGCTCAGGACACCTACTATATTCGTGTTCCCGTTGGAGTTAAAACGAAACAAGCGATTGAAGCTACATTTAAGACTAAAGGACGGCAGGGTTCAGAACAGCCTTTTTACGGAACGCATACTCTAACTCAGCCGGACACGAATTATGTTCTAGTGATAACAACACCAAAGGACGTAACGGAAAAATCAGAGGTACTTGTAGCGGGAGATATTTATCAGGTTTGGCGGTTCGATAATAGCGGTCCTCCGAGAATCATCCTAGACAACAGCAAGATTTATCCCGTAGACACAGATTGGTCAGTTAAAAGAAGCTCATAAAGGAGACAAACATGGAATCATTGAGAAAAGCAAAAGAGGAAATTGACGGGCTTTTGAAAATTGCCGATTTCTTGAAAGAGGCTAAAGAAATCATGGCTAAATTCGGAGATTTGCCTGCCCAGATCGTCAACTGGGAGCAGACTAAAAAATCTCTCATTGCCGAAGTGGACGACTTGAACAAACAGAAGGCTCAACTGAAAACGGATATTGAGTCCGAAAGAGCCGCTGAAATAAATTCAATCCGTGACAAAACAAGGGAGTTGGATTCCTTGCGGTCTATTGTAGACCAAGAGAGAATCAAAATCCAAAATGAAGCCTCTAGGATGGAAGTCAGGGAAAACGAATTGAAGCAGTTAATTTCCAGCTACGAAAAGGCAACTCAAGACGCGCAAGAGCTTCAATCCAGGCTCGATGAGAAATTAAGGGCAATCGGTGAAGTCGCTGTCCGATGAACCCGGCGGACTATTCAATCTGGCGGTCTTTGGCGGCTGGCGGGAGCGGAGAAGCGCAGCCCCGCAGGACTATTCGAGTGATCCACAGCCAATGATAGTGGGCAAGTGATGTGGCTGGATTCACGGAATACTGGGGCGTTATCACCTGGATCATGGCGACGGTCTTTGTGCTGGGCGATATGTACCGAAGGGTCGAAACCGCGAGGAAGGCCGTGAATATCCTGTTTGACAAGGTGGACAAATTGGAAATTTCCGTAGCCAGGCATGGAGGAGATGTTGAATCGTTGAGGGAGACTTTGAGAAGGATAGAAAACAGCATGGCGTCGAACGTTATTCGCACCGATCAGATATACGCTATTTTGACGAAACAGGGGAATTAATGAAGTGGCTTTTATTTGAAGAAAAAGTCAAAAACACCCCCGCTATCATGCGGACAGTAGAACTGCTTGACCCTTATTTTGAAGGTGAGCAATCGGAGATTACTTCCGGTCTTAGAACGCCGGAAGATCAAGTCAGGATTATCTCAGAGAAAATGAAAAGGCATGGTATTTACAATGATTTTCCAGAATTTGACTTGCATCGCGACAGCGATCCCGGATTTGGGCTGGAAGTGGATGACGAAGTGGTCTATTTCTGGCAACGCGGATGGTCTCGGCTCCTCAACATCGGCGATATTGTTAACCCCCCTATCCCGGCAAAATGCTTGTACGACTACTTCCGGCCAGGGAGCCCGGAAAACAAGAAAGGGCAGACCATCCAAATAAGCCCTCACCAGCGAGGACTTGCGTTCGACATAGGCGGCGGCAAGAATCTGATGGAGAAAGCCAAGAGGGTGATGAAGGCCTACCAAGAAGGAACCTGCTTTATAACGGACTACTTGCAAGAGCGCATAAATAACGCCATCCATATAGGATGCAAACAGATCGGATGAAAGCTAAAAACACCGGGAATCCCGGTAAATCTTTGGATGAGGAGGATGGTTTCATTATCTGGCTCATCGCCATCGCCATCAACCTCATCCCTCTGGCCGTATCGGTGAGGTAAGTGGGTTCTGAATCTTTCTTTCACAACTGGTTCAAAGATCGAACTTTATGGCTTAAAGTTAAATATCGCTTCGGATTGACAGGACACAATGAACCTGAAAAACAAGATCAAAGTGAAGATAGTGGAATGGTTCTCAAGAGGCGTGATGGAGTCCGTTCTAAGTGGCAAGGAGAACATCCGTTTCAAGATCGCAAAGAGGGAGGTACGTAAAATCATGGCTGAAAATGATGGCAAAAAGTGGTGGGCTTCAAAAACTATATGGGTGAACTTTCTTACTGTGGTTGCGGGAGCATTGACATTCCTGATGTCACCGGAAGCTAAAATGGACGCTCAACAGGCGGGCACGTTGGCGACGGTTCTAGGCGTGGTTAATATGCTTCTGAGACTTGTGACGGATAAAGCTGTCTCAAAGTAGTTACATATAGTTACCGTCGAGAAAGTCATCTATAAAACATTTAAGTAAAGCATAGTTTACATAAATAAACAGGAGGCTTAAAATGAAGAAATTAATCAGTTCGTTAATGATTGCCGGATGGATGGGGCTGGGGATTGCACATGCGGATGATTGGAAAGAAGTATTCAAGGAGACCGAGGGCCAATTATTCGATTGGGCTATCGCATCTTCAGTTGAGCCCGGTTACTTCCGGGACATGATCGGAGGCCGTAACGCGGTTGGAGCGCAGTTCCCTATCGTTTATGCGACTCCTTATATCACGGCTGATTTCGGGTACGTTTCCGGCTATGATACAAAATCACGCGGAAGCCTGATGGTTGGCGGCACGTTGAGGGTCAATAGACTTCTTGAGGACTTCTTTAAAGGTAACGTGAGCGCGGTTAGGAATACGCTTCCGGCGCTTGACAGAAATTGGGACAGATTATGGGTGGGCCCGTTCATCGCTCATGGGTTTACGGAGCAAGAATTGCTCGCCGGCATCAAGGCCGGGTTGTCATTCTGAGACGGTAAAAAACCGGATATGTGCTTTTTGTCAAAATAACTTGACAAAAATGTGACGTTTTGGTAAAAGTCATGTAGGCCATGATCGTATCTTGTCTTTTTCCCTTAAATGATTTAACCCCTCCGACGAGCGGTCGTGGCCTACACTTCTTCCTCCGAGGAGGGCAATTTGACTCACCTGAAAGAAATCGTAGAAAACCTGCTGGCCGAACTGAAACTAAAAAACGATCATGCCCAGGCTCTGCCGGACATGGCCATATCTCTCCTTGAAAGCTACGTCACTGATGATCAAATCCCAGAAAGCTTGGTCGTCCATCACATCATGGACTTGACCGCCCAGGACGGATTCCCGCCGGATAAAAAAGAAAAAATAGACAAACTCTTAAAAGAACTTTCCAGATGATTAAAATAAATTCCAGTTTCAAACAGGCCTGTATTGATATATTGGTTGATGGCAAATTGCGCGAAGTGTTTATTCAAGATAATGGTGAGATTGAACCCTTAGCTTTGATATGGCATATAAAAGATAAGGGTATAGGAATTAGCATCGCAGATTTTGAACGAGCCCCACAGATAGCAGAGAAAATAAAAAAAGTTTTCTTTGAAGAATTAGAAAATAATCACTTACAATAACCATGTTCACGGACTTCTTTCAATCCCATGTTCAGAATTTGGGGCATCCGAACACGTCCGGCTGGGCCCAAGGCAAGTGCCCCTTCCACGATGACAAGCTAAAATCATTTTCCGTCCACCTGGAAACAGGCTCCTGGAAGTGCTTTGCCAATTGCGGGAAAGGCGGACTCCGCAAGTTCAAGGAACTGAAAGGTCTGCCCACAGACCAAAAAAAGCTGTCCGTTAAAAACTTCGACTATGTTGACGCGGACGGGAACCTGGTTTACAGAAAAACCTTATATGACGACGGCTCATGGGGACAATCTCACAAGAACGGGAACGGCGGTTGGGCGCACAACCTATCAGGGGTGAAGCGTATACCCTACCGCCTTCCCGATCTTCTTAAAGCCGATATTGACGAGCCTATATTTATTGTCGAAGGTGAGAAGTGCGCCGACTACATGGCTTCATGCGGGTTCGTCGCCGTCACCACGGGTGGGGCGACAAGCTGGGCGCCTGAAATGGCGGACTACTTTAAAGGAAAGCACATTGTCATCTGGCGCGACAACGATGAGCCCGGGCTGGACTTTGACAGGGACGTAACGAACGGGATTAAAGGCGTGGCGGCCAGCGTCAAACATTTCTGCATATCCGAGCCGATCAAGGGCGGGGACGCGGTGGACTGGTTTTTGCGCGGCGGCACTCCTGACCACTTGCGGGTCGTAATCAAGAACCTATCTACCATCGAATCCCCGGAAGCCAAAGACGACGGCTGGCAGATGTGCAAGGCCGCGATTTTCAACGGCGGCTCTAATTACCCTAACCTGGAATTGGCATATAAAATCATAAAGTCTCATCCGCAGTTGTCCGGCCATATTTGGGTTGAGGAGTTCCACAGGAAGATTTTTACCGACATGGATTGCAAGGTTCCGAGAGAATGGACGGACAACGACGATCTTTTTCTGACGATGATGATGCAATCCAAACTTGGTATCAAGAGGATAGGGCATCAGATCGTATCGAAAGCCGTTATCCTATATGCGTCAGAGGAAACTAGGAACGAGCCAAAGACGTGGGTTGATGGGCTGGAATGGGATGGGACGGAGCGGATCGGCAGGTTTTTCAGCGACGCTTTCGGGGCAGACGACAACAATTACGTTTCCACCGTGTCATTCAATTTTTGGGTTTCCACGGTGGCGAGGATATTTGAGCCGGGATGCCAAGTTGACAACATGGTGGTTTTGGAGGGCATCCAGGGCATAGGCAAAAGCCGAGCCATCCGCATATTGGCCGGGAAGTGGTACTGTTCAGCCAGCGAATCCGTTATGACGAAAGATTTTAAGATGCTGCTACCCGGCAAGCTCCTGGTTGAAATTGCGGAGCTCGATTCCTTCAAACGGGCGGAAATCAGCAAGATCAAGCAGGTGGTATCAGACCCATCCGACTATTACCGCCTTCCTTATGCGGCCAAGCCACAGGATACTCCAAGAATGTGCATTTTTATCGGGACTACGAATGAGCATGAGTACCTCAAAGATGATACCGGAGGGCGCCGGTTTTGGCCTATCCGGTGTGGCCAGTTGGACGAAAAGTACATTGAGAAATACCGTGACCAGTTATATGCGGAAGCGGTGGCCAAGTACCGGGACGGGGCGCGGTGGTGGGACACCACAGACCAAACAGCAGTTGAACAGGAAATCCGCCGCATAGGGGACCCCTGGGAGGATATCATCAGGGAATACCTTATAGGAAAGAGCGAAGTCACGGTAACTGACATTTTGGCGCAAGCAATATCAATGCCAAAAGAGCGAATGGACATGGCCTGCCAGAAACGGGCTGGTGTAATTTTGAGGCTTTTGGGCTGGGAAAAGGTTAGAAAACGTCTTTCCAAGGACAGCAACCCTGCCAAAATTTGGGGGCCAAGGAAAAGTTATCCACAGGCAAGCCAGCCTGACCTAGCCGATGTTGTGGATTGGTAGACATGGAAAATAACGAATATAATGCATTTGTGCCCCATGTGCCCTGTAAAAGTATGATTTTATTTTCTCTAAAAAACTGCAAGCGAAATTCTAAGCGCGTGACGGGGCACACGGGACACATTACTGTCGAGTGCCCCCAACAAAACAGTACGGGGTACATACGGGGCATAGGGGCACGCTAGAAAAAAGTTATTAACATCATAAAACAGACTATATAGTACTAAGTAACTACTATAGTCTTAGAGTCGCAACAAACTTGCCAAAAAGGTTGAAAATGTTTAAGAAAAAGGACTATCCATCGAACTGGGAGCAAATCAGATTAAAAAAGTTTGAACTATCTGGTGGCAGATGCCAATGTCTCGGTCATTGCGGGCTTCATAGCCGGACAAAGCAGAGACGTTGCGAGGAAAGGCACCTTCAACCGGCAAAATGGGCGCGAGGCACCGTGGTTTTGACTCTGGCCCATCTCTGCCACCATACGCAATGCGACAACGAAAATCACTTGATGCTGTTTTGTAACCGTTGCCACCTTCGCTATGATAGGTTCATGCATCAGATCCATGCGCGGCGGACAAGGCAAAAAAAATCAAAACAAACAGAATTAACTCTATGACCTACGAAGCCGTCCATCTTTTTTGCAACCGATGTTTCCTGCCCGTAACCGTATCGCGGGCAAAGCCGATCCGCCGGATCGTGGCCCGGTGTCCAGGATGCAGGGACGTGCTGATGTATGAAAAAATAAATAAAAAAAAGACTTGCAATGTTTGAGATATCATGCTATACTGTGATATATCGTTATAGACAGCGAGGAGACCAAACCCCCGATGAGTAGACCACTAGGATTCAAATTGCCACGAGACTACAAGCGCAAATGCGTTATTTGCGGTAAATACTTTATGTCCTGTACAGACACAGCTAAATACGATTCTCCTATATGCCGGATGATCGCATCTTCGGAAAGAAAGAAGAAAGAACTCGGCGTCACCCGCGAGGTTTGAGCCATGAAAACAATAATCGTAAAAACCCAGGTGGAAATTGACGATCTTCCAGAGAAATTCAACGAGTTTACATTTATTGAAATCCGGGCAAGCCAAAGGATAACTGTTTATAAAGCGCGGGAAAATTCCAGCGTTGAAGCGTGGGGAAATTCCAGCGTTGTAGCGCGGGGAAATTCCAGCGTTGAAGCGCGGGAAAACTCCCGCGTTGTAGCGTGGGGAAATTCCCGCGTTGTAGCGCGGGAAAATTCCAGCGTTGAAGCGTGGGAAAATTCCAGCGTTGTAGCGCGGGAAAATGTGGGCGTTCATTTACAATCCGATTTTGCCTCCGTGATTTTATTCATGTATTCCGTATGTTGGGTTTTCTCGAAGAAAGCCAAGGTTGAGAAAAAATCTGATCGGGCGAACGTAATTTTTGTTGAGAGTTTAGAAGGACTCGACGGTTGGCTGGAAGAAAACGCCATAGACCAATCCGAAAAAATCATCCTTTATAAAAAGGTTTCCAAAGATTTCAAAACTCAAGAGGGAACGGACAATGAGACATTATGGGGTGTCGGCTCAATAGTAACGCACAAAAATTGGAACCCTAAAAACTCCGAATGTGGAGAAGGCAAGTTTCATGCGTGTTCACGTCCATATTTTTGCGACGAGTTCAGAAACAATAACGGAGACAAATACATCGCAATTGAGATAAAAAAGGACGATCTTTATGCGTGGCCTAATCCAGTATATCCACACAAGATCGCGTTCAGGGAAGGGAAAGTTTTGTATGAGTGCGACAAGTTCGGGAAGGAAATAAAGCCATGACCCCGATGGCAACCCAGGCATACGTTGACCAGAAGGTCGGGAATTTGCAACACACAATCTGGAAGCTGATGCGGCGCAATGGAGTCCTGGTCAAGAGAATCAGCCAGTTAGTAGACAACCAGAAACACTACCTGGACTACCGGGCAAAGCGGATGAAGGGGTACGAGATGTACGCCAAGAAAATGGTGCAGTTACAAAACCTATACCATCGGCTCAAGAATAAGGAGAAGAGATGATTTTACTCGGATATATCGGCATCATCTGGCTTGCGTGGAAGTTAGACGGGGGGACAGTTAAAATCGTAAGGAGGAAAATAAAAAATGGACAATCCGTCTGACTGGATATCAGAAGCCCAAGAAGCGATGGCGAACCTGGACCCCAAAAAGTTTGCCGAATGGATGGACGATAACACGGGTTGTACACGCGAGGATTACATTGAGGAACTTTTGTATTCCATGCAAGCGCAAAACGAGAAGTACAAAGAGGTTTACTGATGGGCGACTTTAAGATCGTGCTTTACGCTATCGGGGTTGTGATTCTGTTATCCGGCATGGGGATCCTTTACGGCGCGTGGCTGGACGCCAGGGAGAAGAAGCGGATACAGAAAAAGACCAGATTGAAAGGTCTTAACGAGGCGTAAATAGATTTTATTGGTGGTAAGAAAAGAGCAATCTAGTGAGTGAGAGCTGAATTGGATTGCGTAGCGGAGAATGGGATATCTAACTTACGGCTCCAACGGTTAGATTTATACTTCACCGGCCACCAAGATTTTCTCAAAAAAACTAACTCCCATAAGGAGACTGAAATGGCGAACGACATAGAAGTGAAAGAGTTACCGAGCGAAGCATTGACGACGGGTGAAGTGTTGCAAGTCAAACATGAGTCGTTACAGGACACGCTCTGGCTTGCGGACAACATTGAAAAGCTGGTGGACGCGAACAAAAAAATCTTCACATACATCTTGAAAAGCACGCATCCGGGAGATTTTGTCGCATTCGGGAAGGGCGCCAACGAAAAGATTGAGATCATAGGCGCAGGATGCGAGCGGATCGGCAGGGACGTTGGCGTAAGTTTCGCTAACTGGACTGAGAAAATGGAGACGTTCCAGGACGACATCGGTCCTGGGTACCGCTACATTTATGAGGCGGACGCTATTTTCCGAAGCCGAATCATCCGGGTCATGTCCCTCGCCTCGTCCAGGACGAAGTTTTTCGGCAAGGATTCCGGGGAGTATAAGGACTTGTCGGAAGTGAGCCGGGAAGACGTTCAGATCGCGGCGAAGCGTGGCATTTTTAAGGAAGGAGTCAAGGTTCTTTTGGGTTTGAGGCACTTGAGCCGTTCGGAACTTGAGAAATACGGAGTGAAAGTCTCGGTAAGCGGCGGGTATAATTTCCAATCGAAGGAGGAAAAATCAGCGGACATTACGACAGTAACCGATGAAATCGTTGACGCAAAGCTATCTAAAGAAACAAAAGACTGGACTTTATTCAAGATCAAAACTAAGTCCGGTCTTGAGGTCGGGACTTTTTCAAAAACCGACTATCAGACGGCCTGTGACGCCTGGGATAAAAAACTTCAAGCGACCATCTCATACAAGGTCACTCCAAAAGGCAATAAGGAGATCACGGCGATCAGCTTGACGGACAAGGCGGTGGCGTGATGGAAATTACAACAAATCAGTTAAAGTGCAAGGAATGTAATTCGGATATCCAAGCTCAGACAAAATTCTGCCCAAACTGTGGAAATCATGTAATCAAAGCATTGCGTTCGGAAAACGAAGTTAAGGCCATGATTGAAACTATAAAGAATTATAAACCACCGGACGGAGATGATGCGATAGCTAAGCTAATTATGGTCTTCCCAATTATACTTACCCTGAACTGGGTGATAGGTGGTAATATTTCGCCCATGACACTAATTGAGGGTAAAAAAAAATAAATGCCTATCTGCATAGCCTGTAGGCTCGGAAGCCATGAGATGTGCCGGAACGGGAAAGAAGATTGCCGTTGCGAATGTCAGGAGGAAAACTAATGGAAACGATAACCGAAATCCGGGTTGAGGACTTAATAGCAGAATTTGAAAAGGACTGCGGATTCAAACAAAAACCACCCTGGGCAGTCACTTCAAATTGGGCTTCAAAATTAGCCCATCCATGCGAGCGGTGGCTTTATCATAATCGCGTGGATTGGGAACATCAAGAACGGCGAGACTGGAAAGGGATCGGTGAACTTGGAGAAATTTTGCACGATAATTGGGTAATGGATAGAAAAGCCCAGGGTTACAGAGTAATTCATGCGGAAACGCCGCTCTCAGCAAAACTCCGCAATGAATTTCTTATCAGCGGTAAAATTGACGGGCGTATCGGGAAAGGAACTATCAAACCAGTCCTTTATGAATTCAAGAGCATGAATCAATACGACTACGAAAAAATAAATACGTGGGATGATATTCGGGAGCATAAAAGAGATTACATCAGATCGTATGCCGGACAAATCACCTGCTATCTCTATGACCAGAATGAGGAATCTGGCGTGATGGTAATTATGAACAAAATGACGATGGAGTGGAAATGGATTATCGTAAATCTCGACTATGAGTTGGCAGAGTATATGCTGAAAAGAGCCGAGCGCACGAATAAGGCCGTAATAAACAAAGAGCCGCCACAGCGGATTGCTTACTGCCAAACTTGTAAGTCGTGTGAATATAAAAACGTGTGTTTGCCGGACATTCTGAACGAAAATGGCCTTGAGTTCGTGGATATGCCGGAGCTTGAGACTAAACTAAAGCGCATGAACGAGCTTGAGCCAGTTGTTGACGAATACGAAGAACTGGAAAAGTCAACGGTCGACACGGCGAAAGGCGTGGGCAAGGATTTTGTGGTGGGAACGTCTTTCAAATGTGAGATCAAAAACGGGACGCAGACGAGGCTGGACACGAAGGCGATCCCGCCGGACATAAAGGCGAAATATGAGAAAGAAATCAAGACGCAGAGGATAACGTATATTCCGCTGGGGTAAGGAGTGAAATTGCTTATGAAAAAGACAGGATATATCGTGGACGTTTACCACACAAATAAACGATTATTGACTGTTTATTGGTCAATAAGAGAGTTGAGGTCACGTTGCGGAGAGCTTACAAAGAAAGAAATAAAGAAGGTTGAGGTAGAGTTTAACCCCGGCGCGTGAGCGAGTGATGAAAACAATAGCTTCAATGGTTTTTCACTTCAACGGGAAAGCCTATCCATACGAATATGATTTTGGAGAAAATTATTCAGAGGAATCAGCAGAATTTATGTTTACTGAGGGGAACTATGGCTGCGACTGTAACCGCTTATTATTTCTCGGAAGGGCATATCCCGAATTAAATGTAGACGAAACATCTGTCCAATGTGGAGATTCAATCAAGATGACAGACTTCAAAGTAATAACCGCGCGCCGGCATGAGGAGGGGTGTGAGAATGAAGGCGTTGGATATTGAGCTTGCACTTGCCGTTCATTTTAACGCCAGGGCAAATATCATCGTGCCAAACGTGAGCTGGGGAGCCAACATTCACGAATGCGATATGCTCGTCATCACCAGGGCCGGATACGCTTATGAAATTGAAATTAAAACGACCAAAGCCGACTTGAAAAGAGATGGCCGGAAACGGCACGGACACAATGACACACGCATTAAGGCTCTGTATTTTGCCATGCCCAAGTCTTTGACGGCATTTGCAGAATATGTGCCAGATCGTGCCGGCATCATAGGCGTGAGTGGCGGTTTCTGCGATTTCGTTAGAGAGGCGAAATTCAGCAATTCCGAACCCTTCACATTACAGGAAAAGTTTGAAATATCGAGATTGGGAACGATGCGGATATGGACTCTGAAAGAAAAAATAAGAGTTTTGAGAGACAGTAAAGAAGTGGCCCCGCATAATCAATGATGGAGGTGGTGGGGATGGGCGATATTGCTGATGATATAAATTTAGGATTTCAATGCGGATGGTGTGGGGTTTGCTTTGAAAAGGAACATGATTATCCAGTTCTCTGCAAAGATTGTTTTAAGCCTGGAAGTGGATTTCAGAAAGCGATTTTTAAAGAACTATGACTAAATCCCGGCGGGTGTGGTCTTGGAAAGCCAAAGCTGTTATCAAATGCAAGGCATAAGAAAAATCCAAGCTCTCTATGCCTCAAGTTACCACCGACTTGCAGGTGTCCTTTTGATAGGACTCGTAGGCACTATCGACCTTGATCGGCCTAAATGCCTAATCCTGCCGCCCGCCGGGCCACTTTGAGGGAGGGATAATAACATGGATGAACCAATTAGAAATATAGAATATCAATTCTTTTTCGGCGCAAATGTCGAGCGGATTCATTTAAGTGGAGGCCAAATCTCTTGGTTAGGAGAGAATGTCGGCAAGATGCGGTCGGCTTTTGAAATCATTGAACGGACGTTTTCGGAAACAAACGATACTGAAATTACCAATACACGGCTGGAAGCATTTATCAATTTAGTTTGCCAGACTTACGTTATCAATGTTCATCCGAGAATATATTTTACAGAAACAGAGATTGTGAGAACATGAAATCCCCCACGCCGGGTGACGAGGTGAGAGAGTGAACCCAATATCGCTTCACGGGGCTGTCCATATCTGTGAAATCGAAACCTGCACAGATATGGCAACGCATTTTCTTACGTTGGATATGAATACCACAATGGGCTTGCGATTATGTGAGCCGCATTTTTACCAAAGAATGGGATGGGAAGATGATCGTTTATAAAATCAGTTACGGAATGCGATGTAACGTATGCAGGCGCAAATTTAGAACTAAGAAATTGGAATGGTTTAAAAAATGGGAAACACTTGAAAAATATGCTACCCGTAAAAAGACAGGGGGTGGCTGGGTATTGGGAAAATGTCCAAGGTGTCAAAAATGAAGACCCCGAAACCACGACGGTGCGCGGAGCATTGCTTGCATCTGGCTATCTATAAGCCGAAAGACCGAAAATTGCAATGGTGTTGTTGCCGCTGTGATTATGAGATCCGCCCCGCCGTCTCGCCAAAGAGGAGGAAGTGATGAGTAAAGTCGAGCCGTGCCCACACTGTAAAAGAATTTCTTGTTGCTATGCCTTTTGTGAGGTTCCAAAGCAACTCGCCGAGCGGGATGCGGCCCTCGATGCGGCGGAGGAATGTCTGCTTACGGCAAAAGATTCTATTTCATCGTATGCCATGCAGACCTATGATCGGCACGGAGTTGAGGCCAGGAAAATTCAGAAGATTGACGAAGCTCTCGAACAAATCAGAAAAGCGAGGTCAGGGAAATGAGCGAGATATATTTTTCAAAGATCGAGCCTAAAGTCTGCGTAACTTCATTCGATGGAAGAGCTGTTCAAATGCTCAAGGAAGATTTCGATAAGTTACAAGCCGCCCTCGCCTCCGCTGAGAAAGACAGGGATGAGCTCAAGCAAAAGTTGGCCGATAAGGACATGGAATTATACAAGCTGAAAGATATTGATGATGAAATTTGCGCTGACAATGCGCTTCTCAATCTCAGGTGCGAGAGGTTGGTAAGTTCTTTGGAGAGTATTGATATGTATGTCAATGGAGTATTCGCAATGCCGCCATTTGAGGCACTGCAACAAATCACGGCAACGGTTGGAGACATTGCACAAAGGGCGATTGTAAAATCTAAATCCGAGGAGGTGTCAGATGAGAAGGTTTAACGAGGATGCGCTATTTTCAATTATGGTAGATGTCTATGCTCGGCAAGAACCTGAAATTTTAGAGAATTTCATCGACTTCGAGATCACGCGCAACGTCATTGCCGCCCTCGAAAGCGTGAGGCCGAAAGAGAATTTTTACGAACCCGATGATGAGGGGTCTGATGACGAAATAGACTTAAGAGAAGGATGGGATAATTGCAAGGATACTGTCAACCAAAAGATCAACGAAGCCATAAAATCAATCCGCTAAGGCAAAATGCAAGTGCGGGTTTTTAGGAGACGTCCAGGAATACTATTATGAGGCTAAGGAGAAACTATTTGAGCATTTTAAACTCGTTGGAACATGGGTTGAGGACGATCCCAGGAGAGGGGAAAGGATAAAATGAAAAAAGAGGACATAGTATGCGTCGTATGCGATAAGAAATTCAACGGCACGGAAAGTTTCACCCCTGGTCAACACGGATATGCTCACCTGGAATGTCACCGAGAGATACAATCTCGCGATCTTGAGGCGGCCAGGAAAAAATTAAAGGAAAGAATGAAAAAATTCAGAGACGCGGAGTATAAATGAAATTCACATTCACGATCCCAGGCAACCCCAAACCCCAAAAGCGGCCCCGGTTCGCCCGGGTCGGTAACTTTGTAAAGACCTATGACCCGCAGGATTCAAAAGATTTTAAGGCGAAAGTCGCCCTATTTGCCAGGCAGGCGGGGATCACCATAACCGACAAGCCGGTGAAGCTGACCATCACTTTTTCCCTTGACCGCCCGAAATATCTGTGCAAAAAGAAATCAGATCCCGGATTTATCCCATGCGCTAAACGCCCGGACCTCGATAACCTACTGAAAGCAATCCTCGATGGGCTAAATGGCATCGCATGGCATGACGACGGCCAGATATACGATATCCGAGCCTCAAAGTTTTATTGTCCGCTAGGCGCGCAACCCATGACAGAAATCACAATCGAAACCGCCGATTAAACAAAAAAAATCCCCGCCGGCTCTCGTCATCTCTTGCCGGCGGGGATTCTCTCTTACGTCCGGTTACTTCATTCCATACTTTTCCGCCACCTTACCCCGCCGGATAGCGAACAGGCAATTAATCAGCGCGGACAGATCCCCGCTAGAGTACCCGTCAACGTCCAAGCCGTGAAACTCCCGGACTATCGAGGCCGCCATCCGGGCGGCTTGCAATGCGTCTATTTGGTCGTTCATATTATCGCTCCTTTTGGCAAGATTGACACAATATTTTTTTGCCGATTTTGTACTTACCTTTTTTAAGCCGTTCCAACAATTCTTTTTTTTCTGAGTGAAGCGGATCATCGGTGGTCCCGAATGGGAAAGGCTCATCGCATCCATCGCATCTGGCTTGCCAATAGACTATTTTTTCAAGCGCCATCATTCCCTCCCTTCGGCTTTGGCAATGGCGTTTTCCATGGCGTCCTCAATATTGCCACGGAAAGCATTGGAGAAATGCTTTTGGATTTCAGGAGTAGCCGGGAACTCCTTAAAGATTTCCAGCATCCGTTTTGCTGCCTCCAAAAGCTCCGGGGCGGCGGCGATGAGCCGGGCATTGGCTTCATTGTTAATAGCCCCATCCCATGAATCCATAGTGGCCAGCCAGTAATTAGAAGGAACGCTTCGGATTGTTTTTGTTACCTCTTCATATCTCCACGGCCCCGGCGTTGGCGCATGCGTCACCTTCTTTTTCGTTTCCATGTTATTTCACCCCATTTATTTTATTCGCATCCTCGCAATACATGAGGATAGCCGCCCTTACAGAAGATTCGATGTTGCCGGTTCCTTCGACGATTGATTTTCTAGCAAGCGCAAAAACTTTCGGGATGTCCATGATGTTTATGACTTGCCCTTGAGCCAGCTTGTAGTATGTCCTTTCAATCTCTTTGTCTATCAATTGTGTTTTCATCTCATTTGACCTCCTGTTTTCCCAATTGGGTAGATTTCATCCATTCGATCATTCCTCTCAATGCCGTTTTGGATGGCCGGAAATACCGGCTGGGGGATACGACGTATTCGTGTGTCACTCCGGCGACGCGTGCGCCTTTGTAATTTTTTTCCACCTCGCTCGCCAGGCCGATGCGAATATCCCCGGCGAAATTTGTCGCGTTGGTTTGAGCCAATACGAACTGGTCAAAATCCACACCTGAAATTTCGGATTCAGTCAGAACAGCCGGGCTCAGCGTTTGTGATTTCAAAAAATACTCACGCAGACTATCTCCAGTTCTCATGTTTGTTCACCTCTTTTTTTGTCCTTACCCTTCACTTATATTATAGACAAGATTTGTCTACTTGTCAACACTTATTTTAAACTATTTTTTACCCATGCGGTTAGCCTCGCCGCCTTCTTTTTGGCCCTGGACTGCCGCGCCCACCACGCTTTATAAACTTTCCGCGCCGGCTTTAATTCATAATCACTATGATCCGTCCGCCATTGCTTCATGGCTTTGTCCCGCCTCTTGCATCGCTCACATTCCATTTAATCTCTCCTTCGGCCTACCTTCCTTCCTTATATATAGCAGATATGACAAGTTTTGTCAATGCCTTGTAACTGTATAAAAATCCGTGTATAACTACCTCAACATGAGAGGCTCACGCGCCAAATCTTTCCGCGCCCAGGCTCAAGGATACGCCAGATCGTATATCTACAACAACGGGACTAGGATCCTCTCCCCCAGCTCTTACCGCGCCAACTACCAAAAACTAAAAAAGGCAGCCAAACTAAAACCATGAACATAACCCTTGAAGACTACACGCCGCCTAACTCAAAAAACGGCCAGTCTTTTCCCATGATTTGCTTTTCCAATGGCGCCACCTATAAAACCGGTGACCGCGCCGGCCAACCCGTCCCCCCAAAATACGTCTCCGTCTCTAAAGCCAAACTTGTCATTGCCAACCTTGATACCGTCAAAACTATAATCCAACGATTGGAACTGTCTACAACCGTTCCCGGCCCTTCAACTGCAAACAATCACAACAACAACGGCCTGAACCCATGATCATCTCAATCGCTCTTGGAATCATCATCGCCGTTTTTTCTCTTGCCCTACTCAACTTCCTCATGGATCTCATACTCCCATGATGTCCGTCTCAACTGAAAATCAATTCATTCCCGAATTGTGGCGCACAGATGTCATCGAACATTTTATTGAGAAAAGCAAAACAAATTTGAAAACTCTATATAATGCCTTTTTTCTTCTTGCTTGCGCTTTCACACACATGAAAACAAAAACTTAAAGTGTTACTTTAACTATTGCAACTGTGGACTTATGTCTACAACTTAAAGTGTCACTTTAACTTTGATAATATATAAATAGATAACATGTATACCCAAATTCCGTTAACAGACCCTATGGAGATGGCTCAGTTTACGCCATGTGCTCGCCTTATGGCTCAATTCAAACTCTCAGGTGGTTCCGAAATCATAGACTTGAGAACATGGACAAAATGGAATACAGACCAGGAATGGCACCCTAAAAAAAACAGTTTTACGCTTGAAAAAAGGTTTGCTGTCCCTGTTTTCAAAAAACTTCTTGAGTTAATTGAAGCGCATGACCGGGAAAAGGGTAAACTGTAGACAATTTTCCCCACAATCAAAAGCCTTGTTATTTAAGGCTTTTAACCAGCCAGTTCCGATAATAAACGTTATGTTATGTTAAACCATGCCAAAACACTTAATTAATAAGCCTTTTAAAAGACAGCCTTTAAAAGCACGTTTTAAGCTGTTGCCTAAACGTTTGAGGGATTGGGAGAACTACATACCTTCCTTAAAAGAAGCGCAGGATTCGCTCCGAAGGCCGACGTACCCGGGGGGGGAGGGGTTTAGGGGCCGGGGGGTTAAATCTAGCCTATCCTGACATGGAGCCGACTACAATTTCAGAATCTCAGTCAATAAGGTGCAAGAGGATGCGCATAACCGAGTATGAACATATTAAGGTAGATATTTTAAAAGAATTAAAAGCAATGCAGATAGCTTTTAATAAAGCCGACAGTCGGTTCGCTGAAGGATTTGGAAGGATTATTAATTTACTTAAATGAATGAGTCAACAATGAACCAGGTGATAGATGTTAGGGACAAGGCTATAATGCCTCCATTTAATATAGATAATCAGATCTCCGAATCGCGGGACAGGATAGTGTTTAAGGGGTACGAGTTAAGCAGGGGGGAGGATTTGGTGTGTAGGGTATGGGCGCGGACGCATAGCATGAGGGCGTGCCGGGAGGAGTTGTTGAGGGTATATAAGAGGAAGTTGAGTGACAGGGGATTAAAGAAGTGGTTTAAGTACCGTACGCATTTGGCTCCTGTGATAGCGATGTATGAGGGGTGGAATTTAGACAAGATGACGGAGGAGGAGTGGGAGGGGCGAGTAGCTGGGATGGCGAGGGGGGACGTGAAGGTAAACAAGACGACTCCGATGATGTACAAGTTGATCATGGATTACAAGGGGTGGGGTAAGAGGCGGGAGGAGTCGGGACAATTTAACGCAAAGAATATTCAGGTGAACATATTGCAGAGTGATGGGCGGGTATAAGGAAGCCAGGGCGCATTGGATATTTCTCAAATCCCGATTTGATTTATGGGCGCATGATCCTAGGGATGGAGTATTGAAGTGGGGTGATGGGAGGAACGTAAGTTTTGAGGACAAAGAGACGTTGAGTGACAACATTCAGGCGGCGTATGAGGATATGATAAGATGCAAGAGGGCGTGAATATAAGGGACGCGTTAAGGGCTGAGATAGTTCTTCGTTTGAATCGAGAGACGGCCTATGTTTTGGCTTTAGCTGACATGAAGAGTATTGAGGGAGGTAATTTTTTAAAGGATCAGTTGAAACAGAACGATGAAGCCTTAAAGTTGATTAATGAATTTTTATCTATGCCAAATATGTATAAGGTAGATAAGGATGGGAATCAGGAAGTAATGGAAAACATTTTGACTGATTGGGATTGGGAGAAGTTTGTTAAGGAGAGGTATTGGGACAAGAAATAGTTTAATTTGAAGCAGTCAGTTAAAAGCCGCCGTGCGATTGAGTGTTCCCTAAAGAATTCTGGGAATGACCTTCGCACGGCGTTTCCTTTTGGGGCGGGCGGGCTAAGCGGCCTATATCTGATTAAGAGTGGCTCCGAAGCCCCAAAGAATTTTATGCAGTTAGACATCAAGTTGCCGATCCAGTTGCATGCGAACCAACAGAGGGTGCATGAGAGCCCGGCCAGGTTCAAGGTATTGAAGATCGGCAAGCGGTGGGGGAAGTCGTATTGGGCCGGGTTTGAGATCATCCAGATGGCTTTCAGGAATCCCGGGGTGTATTGGTACATTGCGCCGACGATAGGGCAGGCGCGGGAGATCATGTGGGATTTTCTCAAGACGGCGATACCTTCGGAGGTGATATTGGGGAATCCGCTGAACACGGATTTGGAGATTAACTTGAATTTATTTTCCAGGGGGTACTCGAAGATCAAGCTGAAGGGGACGGACAACGAGACGAGTTTGCGGGGAGTGAGTTTGGATGGGGGGATAATGGACGAGGCGGCGTACGATCAGACGAAGGGGTACGCATGGCCGAACATATTGAGGGGGCAGTTGGCGAAGTCCAAGGGGCCGTTTTACTTTATCAGTTCGCCGCACAAGGACGGGAAGAACTGGTTTACCAAGTTATGCGAGTACGCGCAGATGCAGGAGAGGGCGGGAGACGGGAGCTGGGCGTATTGGCACGACACAATATATGGCAACCCGATGCTGGAGAAGGACGAAGTGGAGGCGATCAAGGCCGGGTGTACGGACGACAAGTGGCGGCTGGAGTACATGGCCGAGGAGTCGGATTATGGGGGATTGCTATTAAGCGAGTTTGATTATGGGCGGCACGTCAAAGAGTTCGAGGTTCCGAAGGCGGCGATATGGGTGAGGGGGATCGACTGGGGGATCGCGCATCCGACGACTTGTGTTTGGCTTGCCATTGACATGGAGAATGAGTTTGTTTATTTAGCGGATGAGTATTACCAGACCGACAAGCGGATATTCGAGTCTGCTTCCTTAATAAAGCAGATGACTGGTGGGAGGCCGATAGCGTGGACTGTGATTGACCCGTCCACGGCAAAAAGGAACTCTCAGACCGGGTTGACGGACATGTGGGAGTTTCAGCGGAACGGGGTTCCGTGTATCCCAGGGGACAACCGGGATAGGGGCATAGACATCATGAAGATGTTTTTCAAGAAGGACAAGATTTTGGTGCATCCGAAGTGCAAGAACTTTATTGCCGAGGCCAAAAACTATGTTTACGGAGAAGATGAAGGGGATGATGTTTTGGACAGTTTAAAATACGGCTTGGTTAGAGTGCACGACACGATGTTTCACGGCAATTTGTTTCCAGCTGAAAGGAAGTTGTCCGCGCCCGCGCCGAACACGTTCAATTTCAACGATTTGACGGGACAGAAAACGGCGTCGAGCCGGGAAATGGCGTGGGCGTTCGGGGAGGATTGATGCCTTTTAAATCCGAGTCCCAGAGACGATGGATGTTCAAAAACAAGCCTGAAATGGCGAAACTGTGGTCTAAAGAGACTCCGGACAAAAAACTGCCTGAAAAAAAGCGAAAAGGATTGGCCGAAGACCTTGGAAAACGTTGATCCGCAGATGCCGATGATCCCTTCCATGCCGATTATACCGGGTATGCCTGGGTTGATGTTGCCCAGGGTGTTTGATTTGGCTGATCCGGCGCATAAGCACGCTTTGGACAAGCTCAAGGGCGAGGTGATAGACAAGTCCAGCCATTGGGAAAGCAGGATGACGACGTTTTTCGGAGAGTATGACGAGTACGTGGATTCATGGCGGATAGTTGCGAAACGGTCAGGAGGGAGGCCGAAGGCTTTATTCAATTCAAAAAGCGGCGAGACGCACCGGGCGGTTGAGACCCAGGCCACTTTTTGGTTTAACCAGCTGACATCCGCTGACCCGTTTTATTATTTCCAGGGTGAGGGGATGGATCAGTACGGCAGAGAGGTAAGCGAGGTTGAGTTGCAGGCGGTTGAGGCCACTATAAGGAAGCAATTGCAATATATCCGGTTCACGGAGAAGCTGATGCGGGGATTAAGGTCTTTGAGCCTGTTCGGGACGATGATAATGGAATGTCCTTGGACAAGTTTTCCTTATGGAGACGGTGAAAAGACGTTTGAGGGGACGGACTTGATACTGAGGCCGTTGTTGACGACCGGGTTCAACCCGTTTGTATTCGATTTGGACCAAAGCGAGTTTATTTTTACCATAGATTTCCCCACGGTGTGGATGTTGAGGAATTGGGCCAGAAACAGCAAGAAAGACTGGAACTTGGGCGAGATTGAAAAAATCGTTTTAGAGCACGGGAGCGAAAATTCAGCGGGCGCGTCAAAGACTTCTACGTACAGCAGGGTGTTGACCCGAAAACAGCGGGCCGGATACCAGGTCATAGACAACAACAATTGGGAATTCATAAAGTACCATGGACGGATTGATATGTCCGACCCGGAAGTCGAGAGCTTCATTTCCCAATACTGGGAATCGGAAGGGAGGCAGGACGATCCAGGAAACTGTGACTTTTCCGCAGGCGTTTTGAATGAGGCCGGAGTTGTTAATTTCCACGCCACGCCTTTCAAGACCTGGCATCACCTGTTCAAGATCGCTCATTCCAAACTGCTTGAGCTTGAGCCGTTAGGGTACGGGGTTGGCAAGATCGGGCGGAAACGGCAGAAAGAGCTGGACGCCTTGGAATCCAGGACGAACGATTTGACGATGTTCAACGTGCTTCCGATGTGGAAGATCGGCAAATACGCCGGGGTGGACGTTTCCAAACTGACGATTAAACCCTGGAATTTCGTGGAGTTGGAAAACATAGACCAATTAGAGCCGATCAAAGCCAACATCGAAGCCCTGCCTTATTCCCTTAATATGCAGGAGATTTGGAAACAAGACTTTAGGGCATCGAACCACGCCGTGGACTCCATGCAGGGAATCACCAACAAAAGCTCGGCCACCGGGCAAGTCATAGCCCAAAACGAGTCCGCCAGGGTAGGAAACGTCATGGCAAAGATCATCGCCGACTCTTTCTTGCGGGAATTTTTGCAAACCTGCCACACCAACAACACCTATTTGATGGACAACGGGTTTTGGGTGAAAGCGATGGGTTCTCCAAAGCCGTTTTACGTCAACAAGGACAATTTGCCTTTAAACGTCGGAGTTTTTATCAAGTTGACGACCGACCGGGACTCAAGACCCGAAGTCATCCAAAACGTCATCCAGGCCATGCAGATATTCACGAGCATCAGAAACATATTTGACCCGGTGACGGCTATGAACATGGAAAAGGTGTTGACGGTGAAACTTTTGAGGGCGATGGGTGAGGACGTGAGACAATTGAGCGCGCCCGTCCCGGTCGCAGACCAGATGTTGTACCAGATGCGTCAACAGCAGAGGATCAATCCCGGCGGCCAGATGAACCAGGAGAATCAGGGCGAAAAGAGGGGCGAGGAAGCAGGCGGAGGCGGGGCCGGAGGCAACGGGAACATGATTACTACTCCGGTTGGCCCGGTGAGTTCAAGTCCGAATCCTATGCCTGTTTCCATGTCAGGATAGCCGTGAAACTTGCTTTTTCCAAAGATTCCGGGACGATCATCCTTTCGATTGACGAGGAAAACCGCGATGAGGACATGGCAAAGTGCGCGGTTTTGGAGAGACTTTACAAGTCGGACGAGTGGATGACCCTATTGGAGCTTTTAGCTCAAGCGGAGGCGAGATACGACGAGTGCGTGATGAAAGTTAAACCCCAGGAGCAGAGTTTCAGGGAAGTCGCCATCCACGCCGCTCGGAAGAACGGATTTTGCGAGGCCATGAAGATGTTGGGAAAAGCGGTTGTGGCTTATCAGGAACACAAAAAAGAGACGAAGAAGCATATTGAGAGCCAGATTGACGAGATGTTGGGCCAGGAAGTGAATTTAAACATAGGAGACTGACATGAAAAAAGCGTTGTTTCTGTTTTTATTTTTATGGGCCGGGAACGGTTACGGCGAAGAAATGCGGGCTCAGTTCAGGACATGGAAAAGCTCTGAAATCCAATGCGGAGACTATACCAACGTCCTCATTTCTTCGACTCCTATCATTTTCCATATGGTTACTGGTTCAGGAACAGTTAACGTGGGCGGGACAAGCCAGTTCGCTTTCCACCGTTCCTCCGCTTTTCCGTTCATGGCGAATATCGTCTCCACGAAAGCCTTTATTCCATTGGACGTTTCCCACAATATGTTGGGGAAGGAGTGGAACGTGGTCACCAGCACGTCTTACGGGTTCAATGATTATTCCTACTTCAGTAAAGTAGGCGGGGCTTGCCCGATCATGTATTTGTGGGACTACTACTTCATGCCTCCGATTCAAACGTCGAACAGGTATTTCCCTAAAGACTGATGAACATAAAAAACCAGCTTCAAGACTTTTTTAATAGATCGCCTAAACGGAACGGCTCGAACGGGTATAAACTCATTTTGCCGAAAGTTGACCCGTTGGACTTCAAAATCCACGTGTCGTTGTGCATATTCCGCTCCATACAAAACCACGTCCTGGACTCGCTCATAAAGTTGATGTGCGTGCAGAAGCCTCATGTAACGGTAAGCAACGCCATGGGTGACGCTTTGATTGACCGGGCCAGGAGCAGGGAAGCCAGCGACTTCCTTAATTACTCGGACGCCGACGTTCTGTTTTGCGCGGACGACGACATATCTTTCAGCGTTGAGGATGCGATAAAGATTTGCCAAAAGGCCAACGAATTGAAAGGTATCGTGGCCGCCACGTGCGTCATTAAAAGAGAAGAAGGGAATTGGATAGCCTCCAAGCCCATCGAAGGGTCGGAACCGATTATTTTTGGTCCAGATTCAGAATTGCGGGAAGTAAAGTGGATTGGAAGTGGCATGTATGCGTGCCATAGGAATGTATTTCTTGATGTAATTGATACATGTAAATTGCCGCTTTGTCATAAAAAAGACCTTCGCTTTTGGCCATTTTTTCAGCCAGAGGTTTATAAGGTTCCCAATGAAGATGATTTTATCTATATGAGTGAAGACTGGAGTTTTGCGGAAAAATGTCGCAAGTCCGGGTACAAGATATGGCTTGACCCAAGCACGTTGTCGGTCACTCATTGGGGGCATTATGGCTACAAACTTGAAGATTTATTGCGTCCGCCTAGGCCGAAATTTGATGATATTAAATTTATAAAGTACGAAGATGCGCCTGGAAGTTTAATTATATCAAAACATGATGGTACTAGAATTAGGCCGTCACTTACACAATGACATATATTCATTATGATAATTATCTTTAACAAATTTAAGAATATCGGAAACTCTTTGACCGCATGGGTCTTTTCTAACAGTCCACAATTCCAAGTTCTCTGGACGATTGTCGGAACGAATTCCATTGCGATGGTGGACTCGCTCATAATTTTTAAGGGTTCGCCCAAGAATTTTTTCCATTATCAGTCTATGTTCAAATGCTATCGTTCTGTTTTTTCCGCTACTCTTTGGAACATTGAAAACCCTATATCCATGATGGGAAATATATCCACCCTTAAAACTTGGGCTATTTTCTCCAATTTCATAAATTCTTTTACAATAATCAGAGCAGTAATGATTTTTGGCGCGAAGTATAACTTTAGGAGCTTTCCATTTCTGTTTTTTGCAATTCACGCATTTAATAAATGCTCCTCTTTTTTGACCACATTCTTGCGAACAGCAAGATGTGCGTTTATGCGTGTGAAAAAAATCTTTCCCGCAGAAATTGCAAATGCCGCTATAAATTCTAGTGAGGCCATTTCTTTTGCGTATATTGTTTACGATTTGCTTAAACGTCATATTCTATCTCCTTTAAAAAGAATGGGACGTGCCGTTGTTCACGAAGCCGAAGCTTCACAGCACGCCCCAAAAAGAGAAAGCCTCGGCTTTTTCGTGAACATTTATAGTATAGCATAAATTTTAGTTAAAACTTACCTCCGGCTTAATTACCCGGAGCGGCGGCCTAAACCGCGCATGAACAGTTTTTTAGGAGACTGTGGCCCAATACTAATCTTGGGCACAGTCTTTTTTTTGTTCAAACGATTTGCCCTTGACCGGGCGAAACCAGACAGACCGTGATACGGGAAGGAGAATAAATATGGAAGCTCCAATCCAACAGACCCAGGTAGAGGAGGGTCAGGCCGAAACGACATCGGCTCCGCAGGCGACTGAGACAATTGATCAGCCGCAAACTTCTACGCCGTCCCAGGTCGAGGGAGGCCAATCTACAAGCCAGGCCCAGCCGGGAACGCCCGATTATGAGACCGCCCGCCAAATTAAAAATTTGGTGAAGGAATTCAGGTCTTTTAAACAATCTTTTAACCCAAGATCATCGGAACCGCCTCAAGCCGCGCCGAAACCAAGTGTTCCCCAAGTCACAAGGGAAGAACTTGTCCAGGACCCGATTAACGCAATCAAGAAAATTCTTGACGGCGGCAAATCGGAAGTCCGAGACGATATTCTTAAAGCCATTGAAGAAAAAGAATCCCTGAGACAGAAGGAAAACTTGCGGCAAGAAGGATTGAGACTGATTAGGACAAACGAACTTATCCGAAAAGACCCCAACGGCGAGGAAAGGATGAAAGAGATACTTCTGGAGGAGGATGATGACGGCAACTCTCTGGAAGCTTACGCTCAAGTAAATCCCAAACACGCCGCCCAGTTAGCCTTGAAAGAGTATCAATCACGGTACGGGCAAGGTAAAAACGCCTTTGCGCCTTCAAAAGCGCAGATGGCTTCAACCGCCACGGCTCAAACAGCCGGGGCAGGCCGCGCGACAACGGAAACGGAAATCGGGGCGTTATACGCCCAGATCGCGACTGTGCCTGAACTTATGAAAGATCCTCAATTCATGGCTAAGCTGGACGCTTTGGTAAAGAAAAGCGATGTGGAGTCCAGGGTAGGCAAGTAAAAGAACAAGTCTTTTTCAGGAAATTAGGCTCTTAATCGAAAAGGCGAAAGCCCATTAGGTTAAGAGAGTAAAATGGCTACTTTAACAGATGCAGGAATGAGGCCGTCCTTTGACCAAAAGTGGGATTTAAAAGTCCTACAGTCAAGGTACGGCAAAGCAACCATTGGAAAGTGCGTCCTTAACAGGAGCGCGCTCGTTGAAGAATCCGGGGAAATAATCAACATTTCGATTAAACCCAGGGTCGCGGGCGGGACTGTAGCGGCAGACGGGACTTTTACGTCTGAAACTTTGACTTTCACAAACGTTCAGGTGAACGTGAACACGTGGCGGTATGTGTCTCACATCATCACGGACAAACAGTCAAAACAGTCTATCCTGACTTTGGAAACGGAACTTCCCTCGCAGTTCGGAGAGAGGCTGGCTGAGTTCGCGGAAATCGACTTGGCTGACCTGTTCCTGGACTTTACGGGATATAACGGAACTGCCGGGCAAGGAGTCGGAGCGCCCGGAACCGGAGTTGCGTTCGGGCGGGACGAAGCACTTAACATGGTTCAAGCCATGCGTCGGAGACAGATTCCACCGGATAGCATCCATTGGATTCTGCCGGTAGAAGCCTTTTATCAAGGTTGGCTGAGAAACGAAGTCCAGACCAACGCGAACACCACAGGAAACGCCAAATCCACAATCATCACGGGGATTTACGGGTTCAAGCAGATGATCTTAGGATTCCCTGCTTACGAATCCACGCTCCTGAACGGTGCAAGCACAATCAACATTGATACGGGCGCGATTATCCACGGCGCAAGCGGAGTTAACGTCACCGGAACGACTGCCGGGGCTCTTATACATGAGGAGTCTTTGGCTTACGCGTTCCAGATCAATGCCAAGTACGAGAAAGTCAGAACCACGCCTTCCGAGCAGTTCGGGACGTTGGTCGCGGCAAATTCTCTGTACGGAGTTCGAGGCGTTCGAGCGAACCACGGCGTTCCGATCTACATCACAAACGGCTCATAAAGGAGGCACTAAGATGAAGAAGTTATATGTAGTCTTAGCCGTCTTCTTGAGCTTGGGGATTATGAATGTCGTCGCTGCCGATTTAAGGAGCACTCCTTATAGCGGCATGACGACTTCAATCCCGGCTGATTACGGCGGCGTGGACGTTGCGACAAACTCGTTCTATGTGGGACATACAACTGTCCCCACGGAAAACGGGCCCAGAGGGTTCGGATACGCGAAGTTCAGCACAACCAATGTCAATGGGGTTATCCCCCAATTGAGCTGGTTAATTCACGGAGTCAACTTTTCCACTGGTCTTTGTGGAAACAGTAACTACGTGAGCGTGGTTGTGTCTACTTCTGGCATCACACAGTCAAGGGAATTGACCCGTATTTACAACAACGTGTCAATTTCCACTTCCGGTGGAACTCCTGGAATAAGCATTTGCGGCGGGCCAGTTCATTTGAAATGGCCTGTGCGGGCTTACGGAAACCTGTTCTATGGGGTTAATATCCCCGGGCCAGGCGACATAACTGGTACGGGTGCAAATCCCCTTAATCGGGCTGACTTGCTCTACTACCTTAGGCAGGACTGATTAGAGTCGGGGTAGAGAGGTTAACAGCCTCTCTGCCCCGCACAATTTGATGACAAACAGATGCGTCAGGTGTTGGAACACATTTGAAGCGAGTTACAAGGGCAACGTCTGTGGAGGATGTTCGACTGTCACTCCCGGCCTTCCCACGTTTAAGCCCGGAATAAATAGCGGGCGGCTTTTGATGAAAGGCACAAAAGACGAGTCTTGGATAAGCCGCGCGGAAGAAGGTGAAATAAACAGGGGAGTCGCCATCCCGATAGGAAACGGCAGATTCGCTCAAGGCCGCAGGATGGAAAACGGCAAGATTGCAGAGAAACACATCGGGAATTAAAGGAGAAAATCATGGAAACGCCACAAACGCCGGAAGAATTGCAGTTCGCTGAAAACGTCGAAAAACTTAAACCAATCCTCACAACCTTGAACGATCTATTGGGCGACGGGCGGGTGACGCTCAAAAGCCAGAAATACCGGATTGAAAACAATCACTTGAGAATCGTTGACCAGGAAAAGAAAATCTCTGAAAACCAGGTATTGATCGAGGAAGTCAACAAAAGAGCGCAGGCGATTATTTCCGTGGCCGAGGAAAAAGCCAAAGAGGTTGACTCCAATATGAGGGCCAGGGTCGCATCAATCAACCACATGGAACGGGAAGCCAAGGAGAAACTGGCCGAAGCCGATAAAATCCTCTGGAACGCTAAAGATAAAAAGGCTGTAAAGGCATGAAAACCCTCGGCCAGCTTCGTCAAGTCGTTTACAACAAACTCCAAGAGGACAATCCTCAGGTTGTAACGTCGAACCCGAACACTCATTTTCCGAGTTCGTCCGTAATTGACGGGTATTTGAACGAAGCGGTTGAGTTCGCCGCCGTCTTTATCGAACACAATCGGGACTTGGTGTCGGTCCAGGCCGAGGAAGGTGTGGGGTCTTACTCCAACCCGGTAGACAACCTTCTTTTGAGGACGGCTTATTTCGGCAACAGGGATTCCTTAACCAACGACATCCGGCCTTTGCGGATCACCATAGAAGAGACGTTGAGGGAGATGTATCCAAGCTGGCTTGACCAGACTTCAGGCTCGACTTCCGACAGGCCGGAATACCTCATCCAGCTTGACAAAAAGACCATCTACGTTTTCCCCCGTCCTAACGCGATAGGCGCGGCTTCCGGCAAAAAGATATGGCTCAATTACGGCTATGTCCCGGCAACGATTGCGGTTGACAGTGACGTCCCCGACCTCCCGGCCCCGTACCATAACCTGCTTCCTTTATATGCGCTCCATTTGGCGTATATTGACCTGAAAAACGTGGCTATATCAAAGGAAATGGAAAGGATGTTTATGGATAAGGTTAAACTGATTCAGAGCGAAGTGACGCAAGAATCAAAAGACGCCCTCGGGTTTTCTTGGGGCATGGATATTGACGTCGGAGACAATTTTAGCGGAGGTGTGATCCCATGACTCCATCTTCAAACAATTTCGCTTTAGACAGGCCGACAAAATCGCTTTTGTATTGGGGCGGCGACAACATCACGGGCGCGCCTTTAGGGACGGATTTTGCGACTTTTGGCGAGCTATTCGGGTCGGAGCCAATCGGAGGTTTTCGCCACTTTCTCGGTCGAACGTCGCCACCGGAGATTGACCACGATTGAAACACGCTGTTTGGATTCTATTTTTGGCGGCTTTAGCGAACGGGGCTGATTTGCCTACGAACGCAAATATTGAGGTTATTTCGGACTATTCTGGAGGATTAAACACCTTGGTCCCAGCTCACAAACTCGCAAATAACTACTCTCCAAACATGAGGAATGTGTTTACCCACAGAGTCCCGGGGAAACTTATCACCAGGGGTGGTTTTGTCGAGGTCGGGTCAACCAGTTCATTGATTGATGGTCGGACGGGTTACACTTTTTATCACAACGACGGCTCAAGTGAGTTTTTGGTATCGGACAGTTCCATGCTCCTCTCAACGCAAGATTTTCAGACCTACGTCTTTATCTCAAGCGCGTTGAACCCCAACGCCATGCTGGAATTTGCCCAGATAAACAACAAGGTCTATATCACCAACGGAATTGACGCTGTTTTTACTTGGGACGCGGACGGAGTGAAGCAGGTTTTGGACGGGACTAACGGAACCCCGAACGTGCCCAAAGGCAGGCATATAGCGGCCTACCAAAACAGGATTTTTGTCGGGAACACGACTGCGGACAACACTTCTCTTGATTGGAGCGCGGTCGTTTCTACTGGAGGAGCTATCCTAACGCCAGATCATTACCTGGCTTGGCCTGACCTGAACAACAAGTCCATCGGGTCTACGGATGGAGAGGCGTTGAACGCTTTATGGGTTCAAAGAGGCCAGTTGCAGATAGGCAAAGACGGCTCAATTTGGACTCTTTTCGGCGATTCCGATTCAACATACATTGAACGGAAAATAGAGACACAGGCAGGAGTAGTTTCCCAAGAATCTGTAGTTTTGTTGGACGGAGTAGCATACCACAAAGGCCGAGACGGAATTTACGCTTATAACGGGTCTTTTTCTCAAAGGATTTCAGATTCGATTGAACCGGACGTAGCGGTTATGGCAAATCCTTCCACAAGGATTACAGAATTGATTTGGGAAACACAGGCAGATTTTGATAGAGGATATTCTTTGTTTGGGGCTACCATGCTGGCAATTGGGGTTGTGACTGTGTCTACCGATACTCCATTCAGAATGGGCTATTCTACGAACACTCAGGCCGGAGTTTCGGCCATGAACAGCTCCTATACCATTCTCACTGATGGCGGTTCTACGGATTGGATGACGATAAGGACTACAGAAACAATCCCAATATCTTATTCTGGAAACTATACTTTGTTTGGCAATAGCACTTTAAAATTATGGGCAAAGGCATTAGATCCAATTCCAGGAGCGGGGATGACTTTTACAAACACCTTAAGGAATATGCGCACAGGAGACAGCTTTACTTATGGGCCTAAAGACTTTTCTATAAACACGGTTGTTCAGCAAGTAAATGTGTTGGACACGGATATTGGCAGGATGAACGTTCTCTTTACTTCAAGCGATTTGGTGAATGGGAATATGCAGTTAAGGGTTCAAATTAACGAACTGAATGGATCTGCCGGATTTGTTTTGTGGCCTTCTTCTTTGAGCGGGATGTCAGATATATTTATGATGGGAACAACTACGGGAAATTATATTTCCGACATAGCGACCGTTACCGGAGTTACTTCTTTTGGAAATTTTAACTCAGTATATGAAACTCAGGGTGGGAATATAGCTTTCTTTTACAGGACTTCTACGTCAGTAATTAACATCGCCACTCAGACATGGCGGCAAGTTTTCCCAGGAACGATTGTAAATTCACCGGCTATTAACAATTATTTCCAATGGGCTTCAACAATTTCTGCTCCTGGAAATTTAACCTCTAATATTGACCAAGTAACATTAAGTTACCTTCAAGGATCAGGGGCGCCTAACAGGCCCGTAGCTATCGCATGGAACAACGAATACTGGCTATCAATAGCTACTGACTTGGCTTCAAATTTAAGGCTTCAGTATGTGAAGTCCTGGTTTACCAACCCCAACCCAAATTCGTGGAACGTCATGGCTCAAATGAACATGGGAAGCCTTTTCAAGGACGGTTCCAGCACACTTTACGGAGGTTCCTCAAATTCCGGGACTTTTTACAGGCTGGACTACGGAACCAACGATGATGGGCAAGCCATAGACGCTTTTTATGAAACGCCGGACATGACGTTTACAGGAGCTTTGGGCGGGAACCAGGCTTCGGGTTGGTGGCAGAAACAACTTCACGAACGATGGGTGGACATAGACAGGGAAAACGGAGGGGTATTGAGGCTTGGCACAAGCATAGACGGCGGTGCTTTTACGGAACGGCTTATTCCTCTTGACGGCACAGGCAATCTACTTTACACGGACTTTACTCCCAAGATGTTCGGAAAGACTTTCAGGTTCAGGATTAGGAGCAGCACCCTGGACAAAGGGCTTAATTTTAACGGGTTGGCTTTAATTTTTACTCCATTGCCAACGAGGGGCAATTGAGATATTTTTTTATTTTCTTTTTTGCTTCGGCATTGCACGCGGCGGAGCCTATATTTAATGACTACTCGGGTCAGCAGAACATTTGGAGCGAGTTCAGGAATCTTTACGCCGCACAGGGTATTTTCAGGCTCGTGACATCAACCCCTCCTCTTGCGAACCTAAAAGACGGGGAGATGGTGGTTTACAGTTCGGGAACGTACCAAAGCACGGGAAGCGTTCACATGATTTTAAGACTAGGGACTACTCTTTATTACAGTCCTAACTTCAGACTGATGACAGGGAGATAATATGATTGTAACCGATCCTAGAACTGGTGAGCAGTACGACGACCAAACAGGCGAAATTTACCTTCCTTATAGTTCTGTCAACAGAGCCGGCCCTACTCGTACAGGAAGGTTTCGCCCTGGATTGGGGCCTCAAGCTCAACAGCCTGGGCAACAGGGGCAAACACAGGCACAGCCCCAGGCCCAACCTCAAGCTCAACAGCCTGGGCAACAGGGGCAAACACAGGCACAGCCCCAGGCCCAACCTCAAGCTCAAAATGCTCTCTTAGATTTCGGCGGCTCACAAGACCCCGGAATCCAGCTTTTCCAGAAAACCTATGGGACAAGCCCATTGGATTATGAAGGCCAGGTAAAGGAAGCGTATGAGAATCTTGGCCAACCTACCGGAGGCCGAGAAGTAATTGCCGCAAACGCCCTGCTTTCTTTGGCAAAACCTTACATTGACACGGTTTTAAAGCAGACTGGGAAACTCCCGGCTGAAGATGAGGTCAAACAATTTGTCGCAAGCAATTTCAATGCCAAGTACGCCGAGGACGTTATAACAGGGAAAGCCAACTATGATCAAATAATTTCAGGGAAAGTAAACCCGTACATCGAGCAAGCAAAATTAACGGCTGGAACCGGGACGACGCCCGCAACCCAGGAAATTGACAAAGGAATCCTAGGACTTAACGACTTAAACGAACAGCTTTTTCAGGCGGCAAAGGCGCAGACAGAAAGAGACGCTGAAGAAGCCTATACCCCGCAAAAGAGAGGGTTGGTAGAGGATTTGGCCGCCCAAAATCAGTTAGGCCAGCGCAATTCCAGGTACTCCCTGGACGCTTTGGAAGCGGCAAAAAGCAAAGGATTGGCGAGCGCATTAGGAAACGTTGCGGTAGCCAGGGCGCAAGGCGGTTTGGATATCGGTAAGACGGCCCAGACTCTTTTAGCTGGGCAGAGAAGTCTTGACCAACAGGCCCGGCAGTACGGACTTGATTTCGGCCTACGGAGACAGATGTTTAATAAGGAAATTGACGATTCGTCCTATGAAAGAGGACTTCAAAGACAGCAGATGGGACTGGCCGCTCAACTAGGCCGGCAACAGGCAGAAGGTTCAAAGCCCGGGTGGATGGATTATACGAGTCTTGGATTCCAAGGACTTGGGGCTATTGGTGGTCTTGCTGGTGGCCTCGGAATGGCCTTTTGTTGGGTAGCTGAAGAACTTTATGGCAAGGATTCTGAAAAGACCCATTCGCTTAGAGCCTTCATGTTGAATCAGATGGATAAAGATACATGGGTTGGAAAATTTGCACGAGCTTACTCAAAATATGGCCAACT